TGGACAGCACGCTTTAGCGGGATACCCGTTCGGGATGAGAATAAGTTTAACTCATTTACTACGCTGATCGCATCTTGTGGGGTATCGAGCGTCTTAACATAGACGCCGCGAATATTAACACCGTTTAGGTGATCCTGACCACAAGACTCGCGAAAGTTGCCTTCATTAAACGACTTTTCCTCATTGATTTCGAATCCCAGGTGATTCAACAGCTGGACGAGATCTCGGTATACCCGAGAGTCGCCCGCAATATCGTCACCGAAGACTCCGAAATTACCCCATTCTTTGCCATGTGGAAAGATGGGGACGACTCCTCTGAACCTGTAGCAGGCCAGAAGGGCGGAGGCGAAGATAGCCGTTTGCAACGGGAATGTAAATCCGTTTCCCATTGTTGATACCATAGCTAGTGGTACCTGAAGACCGTAGGCGGGGATTACAACCCCTGTCGAACGTCCGAAGTGCAATATGCTATTAACGTACCTTGGAAGGTACGCCTCACACATCTTAACACTTATAGAATCGGAGGCACTCGACAGGTCACAGGTAAAAATCTCACCTGTGATACTACCGTATCTACTAAGACGGCGGTTTTTAGCCGCTTGGCGTTTCAAATCGATTCCGAAGAACCGAGCCAAACGCCTCTCGATTGCACCGCCCACCCCCAGCTGGTAAACCATACTGAGAGTGGGCTCAATGCAAATGGAACGAGAGACGACGTCATTTTTCGCGACGAAGGATAGTCTACTCACATCACTATAACGCGGCGGCCCGTGCAGCTTGTTGCGAACAATGTCCGCTTCTATCTGCAAACTCGACTCCGCACACGATAGTTTGTACGCAAGGTACATCCCCTCATTCTTAGCACTTACGGAATCTCCGTAAAGCTTAGTATACATGTCTGTATACGAGCTGCTAAGCGTTACACCTGGCCCAGTACGACCTTTCTTAAAATAATAAACAAAGTCGTCTGGAAACTCGTCAGGGTCAAAGAACCGATGCATGATGTCTTTAAACATCATGGCCAGCTCCTCTACCTTAGAGGATTCACAAGCAGGCGCCCATTTCTCACACTTCAAATTAGTCGTGAGGAATTTCAGCAGGCAGCGATTATCAGCATCGCGCGTGTTCTTAACTCGTAATTTCTTAAGAGTCGAATCGCGCAACGCGATGGCCGCTGCCAGCTTAGGCTTACCATCTGGAGGGCAAGGATGCTTATTTCTAGCAAACCACCTAAAGGCCGGGACGGCCTCCTCAAGATCGGAGATGATGTGTTCATAAAGAGCAGAAGGACAAGCGCCCATAAAG